GTGATTGCTGACAGGTCAGATAATGACTTTGTATAAACGCGGTTTTTCTGTACCGCAGCAGTACCAAGTGCTGTGACCACGGCTATTGCTGCGGCGCTCAAACCAGCAACGGCGGTTGCTGCTTTAGTGGCAACAGGAGCAAGCGCAGACAGCTCCCTGTTTGTGGAGGTTATCCCTTCGCCTTTTACGCGGACAACCAAACTCGCAGTATCAGCCATGACGCGCCCCCATCTGTGCATCGTTGAAAATTGCATCAATGTTCATGATTAGCTCTACCTCATCAGGTTTGGCTTCGGTGTCAGTTAGGCGCATGAATGCGTCAACTTCGCTGTACTGCAATGGCTCGCGCGGAACCAGTAAAATCTTTTCGCCTTTGTCGCATCTGCCGAAGCGGACCCGCTTGTACATGCCATAGATGTGCGCCAGTTCGTCGGGGAAGTCAGGCTTTGGCCGCTCTTCGCGCTCAATCTTCTGCCCGGTCATCCTTGCTATCGCCTCGTCATGCCCTGCGCCGATGGCGTCAAACTTGTCTTGCTCAGGCTTAGTGCCAAACTCCCATCGGCAATAGGCCAGCAGGGCGTCTATTTTTTTGCGTGTTCGGCCACCGCGGCGAAAAATGCGGCAACAATCTGTTTTGCCAGTCCATCGAATGCTTCAATAATTGCGTCCAGCGCTTCTGGAGAAAACTCATCATCGAAGTCCCATCCAGTAACTAGCTCACGCGCCAACGCCTTGTCAATTTCCACCAACTCTTTATTGTACAAGTAGTTGTACTCGTTGAAGTTTTTACATGCTTCACACTCTGAATATAACTCAGCGTTTTCGCTTTTGAATCGCTCGTCAAAGCTGGATACAACCCGCTGATAGCGAAACACCGCCTTTGTTGCCGACTCATCATCATGCGCTTTCAGAAAAATATGATGTCCAGACTTCTCGCCAGCGCTATTCAGCACCTCAAATTTAGGCGCTTCTGCTGTGACTGCTTGTTGATAAAGTTCTGCTAATTTCATGGATTGCTCGCTAGTTTGTAGTTGTTTGCTCATTGTAACGACAAGTTTACGCTGGCGCTATATTAAAAAATGTTTGACATAGTGGCGATGTGTAATTAATATTTGTGTATCGACAATTGATATGTGAATGAAAATGACCCAACAAGAACAATGCCAAGCATGGCTACCAATCATTAAAGCCGTCGCAAACGGCGCAACATTGCAGATATTCGTCAACGATACTGGCGAATGGCGCGACTACATCGGGCCGATAAACTTGATTTCTAGTTGCGAGTATCGGATTAAGCCAGAGCAGCCAAATCCGTCATTGATGGATAAATTCTTTGCTTTGTTAGGTAGCTATTAATGAACGACAAAGAATTTGACGATTGGTTTGATGAAAATTGGCCTAAGCAGTAACAAAAAGCCCCATCCTTGGGGCTTATTTTTTGCTTAGTACACAATCCGCTGAATGACGATTGATGAACTAAGCGCAGTACCAGTTGCTTGACCCTCAATAGACACTGTTAACGACTCTGCGCCACCAATGTCGATAGTTGCGGCAGTGTAAGTGGCATCTTTCAGGCTGAACGACATGGCACCGTTAACACCACTTAACACGCTGTGCAGCGTCAACTCAGTCTCGTTCAGAAACTTGTCATAGCTATCCAAGCTATTCAGCGCCCCTGCCAAACTAAACGTGTTGGTCGCCATGCCACGCTCAACGAATGCCACCGAGTTGTTACCAAGCTCAAACTGAGCGCTAGCTGCGTTGTCGTTTGTAATGGTGAACGTGTTGATTAATTCCAGCGGCGTGTCACCGTCAAATGCCGATACGTCAACAGACGAAAACGCCTCAGGCTTGACTGTGACAGGGAATGTTGAGCCTGCTGGCAATGCCGCTAACTTCTCTTGGCTGCGTCCGATGAACGGCAGTGAACCAGTAACCATAGCATTAACCGCCTGCTCGATGGTATAGCCGCTGAACTCAACGCCGCGAGTAATCAGGTAAGCGTCTGGCGTGTCGCACTTGCCGCGCATCCACGTCAGGATTGACACTGTTTTACACAAGTTGCCGGTGCCAATCTTATCGGCAGTTTGGTAATCAGTGGTCACTGTTTCGTCGGTAAGCGTGTGCTGAATACTTTCACCAGTGATAACCAATGCAGTCACTGCAGACACCAAAAACGGCTTCGCGTTGTCACCAGTCAAGTCAGCAAAATAAACCAAGTCGCCGACTTCGGTATTTTGAGTGAAATCGCCGCTAGTGCGTGTGAACGTTTTGGACACCGAGTCAACAGTAACTTCAATGCCTGCTTCTGTCTCACCAGCCACCCAATCGCTTGTCAGTGCCGCTGCGATTAAGTCATCTTGGCTCGATTGCGACAACTCAATAGCGTACTCGCCAGTAATTTGACGATTTCCAAGGCGCACATTGCTAACTTCGCGCCCGTTACCAAGCTCGGCAGATACCAGTGCGTCGCGTGTAACCTGCGGAATGCCTCCAGTGCTGCGCAGCGGTAGCCATGCTGGAGAATCTGGCGTAACGCCTGGGGTTGTTTCGAGCACGTAAAATTGCGCTGTACTTGCCCCATTATATGGAATATCCATGTTTTAACCCCTTAATTACGCCATTACAGGCGTTTTGTGTAACAAACAAATGTGATTGAGCAAGGCTTTATCGCCCAGCCATTTGAAATATTAACACGCTCAGGACTGAAATTGGTAATTTCAACGCAAAACTCGCCGCTTACAAATACGGAGCCAGGTTTGAAGTATGCATTAAGCAAGTCGGCCATGCGGTTTATTGTCGCAGTTCCACCGCCACTGCCATAGCAAATGTCGATTTGGTAGATTCCAGAACGGCGGTCAGTAAAGTAAAGGTCGGCATCCTCTACTGCTGCCGGAATGAAGTAGCCTGCCAAGTATGGCGTGTCTGTTGACTGCTGTCCGCTTCCGATATTCTCAAGCTCAAAATTGATGCCGTTGGCAATAGCGAATGAACGCAACGCGCTATCTAGTGCTTTTTGTATGCGCTCTGTTGGTGTGGTCATAGCTTGAATGTCCTAACTTTACCGCCAGTGTAAATGTCCCTAGTCTTAGCATACTCAACAGCTTCTTTTGCTGATTTACCAAAGTCCATTGCGGCCAGCGCCCAGTCCATTCCTGAACCAATAGCGTCATCGTGTGTGATTTCCTGCTTCCAAAACTCCAACTTGTCAGTGACGCCGCACCGGTAAAACTTTCCATTATCAACAGCTATTGCACTAACTTCTGGAACCCTCTTTCTTTCATCACCAAAGTACATGGCAATAAAATTGTCGTTATCACATACACATCCGCATAGGAAAAAAATCACATTATTGACAGCAACAGCCTTTTCTACAGAGTCTGACATTAAAATTCCGTTACTTGTTGATCGGCTATCATAAGCAATCTCTTTATCTTTATGGTTGTAAGCTATTGTTGTCATACCCTATTAATCCTCGCCTGTTCATCCAAAATCTGCTGAAAACGCGCTACGTTTACACGCACCACGCCGTGCGGCGCTTGCTTTGAGAACCCACCGATAGTATTTGGCCCGTCACCAGCATATCCGCCAAACTCAATCGTGTTGGCATATGGCAAGTTATTCGACAGAGTAAACTCAAACGCTACTGGTGCACCATTGACTACGCTCACCATATCGTTTACCGCCTTGGTGCCGCGCTTATCTTCTGTCAAGCTGACTTCTTTTGATGGAGACGATAGCGCAGCGAACCAGTTGGCTTGAAATCGTCCTGTATCAACAGGAGAGGCATAAATAACATTCGAAAACAGCTTTATCGACACACCACGCATGGTGCGGTCAATACTCATGTCAGCGCGCTTAGCAAAGTCAGCTATTTGCTGTTCGAATGATTTAGCCATGTCACTTCCTCAACTGCAAAATATACACAATCGCTACGCCAGTATATTGCGATTTTGGCTCACCAACAATGGACCATTGCACGCCGTCAACTGACACCTTGTCGTTAGATTTTGGCGCTTCATCTGACGTAACAATGGCTTTCATGTCGCCTGCCAAAATTGTTGTGCCATCAACTAGCGTGTCGCTGTAATTAACTGTCACACCAACCAAATCAAATGACTCGAAAGTACCAGGAACCTGCTCATCTAGATTATCGTCCCAATACGGCAAACCTTGGCGCAGTAGCTTGATGCGCCGATTATCACTTGGCGACTCATCAAACTTTGTCAGCAACCGTGTTGCGGTAGCCTGCATTCGTGCTGCTAGAGCCATTATAAAGCCTCCGCAGGAACAATGTCAGAAACTACAAGCAACGCCGTTGGCGCAATCGTCCAGCCGTGGCTTGATGTTTGCGCATACAGCCCGCCGTATGCCGCCCCAGCAGAATCTTGGATAATCTCTACAGTGAACACATCACCAGCAGTTAACGGAACTAGCACGCGGCTGTCAAACGCGTAAGCAACATCCGACGATGACATTTTTGCAATCTGACTGACGCCTACTTGCACGCCGTTCACCAAAATCCTAGACATGAATACGCTGACACCGCTTGCTCCTACGCGTCCAATCTGTAACTTAATGCGGATTGCGTATGTCTCGCTGATTAGTGCAGTTAGCGCGCCGGCAGCAGAC